TTCTTTCAGCCCTGCACCGTTAGTTAATAACACATCATATTTATATTCATCAAGAGTAAGTAATGCAGTTTGAGTATCTGTTAATTTCCAATCAAACGCTCCACCTGAAGCATTTGTAATCGTACAAGTTACATCAGCAGCTTTAGTCGTTCTGTCTGTATCCCAAACTTGTGAAGCTATCGTATAGCCTCCAAGATTCACTGCTGCATTATTTGAATCTTTCAAAGTGACAGAAACATTATGATCCGATCTCCTCTGGATCGTCATGTCATAAGTACCGGGTGCAATAGCCATTTTTTAATCGGCAGCGTCAGGAGTGTTACCTGCCTCTACCCATTCTAAATAACGAACATAATCCTTATTGGCAGGATCAAAAGGAATTTGCGCTTTATCTTCTTTCCTAAGAACAAAATCCATAGGTTCTCCGGTAAGAAGATCGTTAATCAGTTTGTAAGTGTAAGTCATAATTCGGAATCAAAAGTAAGTGTTCCATTCGCATTATCAACGACTCCTGTACTCGCGCCTGATCGTTGAATATCCCACTGAATCATATCTCCTACGGAACAACCTGTATTATCGGTTCCATAATTAGTTTGATTATTATAAGTCTTTGTAACTGTCGCTCCTGCTCTCATCCTTACGGCTAAAGGAGTAGCTGATCGGTGAACATTGGCAGTATAAACACGCCAACTAATAGAGGTATATTTTTGGTAATATCTTTGGCATCTCTGAAGATCATCGCCGTAGCTAATATGCTCAAACTTCGTCATATCCCCGACTTCTAATTGCACTCCTGTCAAACTGACATAATTACTTGAACTACTTGTTATATCAATATTAGAGCTGGAAGACCTATTGCCTGATGTATTATCGTGCCAAGAACCAGTCGTCAAAGAACCAGAATTAAAAGTCGGTCCCGACATTAAATGAAAATTTAAAACCATACCGACATCATTATCATTATTAAAAACCAAATTTGCATTACCATATATTTTTATACTTTTTCTTTCCCAAGTATTAGCACTACTAATACTAATTGTTTCATGGTAATATTGATAGCTTGAAGAAGTATCAGGGGCATTAACTTCAACCGTTACAATACCAGTTAAATTAGATTTAATATAAAAAGAATACGTCATATATTTACTTGCATCCGTGTAATCCCATCCAGATCCTCTAACATCTTGCGCTTCTAATTTATGTTGAATAAATACACGATCGGCTCCAGATAAAGAACCTGATCTTGATTGATTAGGTGTTATTTTTAATGATGCGGCAAAACCACCATCAGGAGCATCCGTTTCCTGTGAAACAGTAAAGTTACTAACACCACCAGGCAAATCAATGTTATAAGCCCAACGATCAAGAGCAGGATAACCCGAACCAGTTCCCACACTTCCATTACTTGTACTTCTTTGACTTACTCTCATCCCTCCGTTTCGGATGAGATTTCTGTGACTCAATTGCCCTCCGCTAACTTCTGTAAGTTTTGCGGTCGCCGTTCCATCACTAGCTGTTGTGATCGCATCACTTGATGCTCCTGTATGACGTATTCCGTTGACCTTTAATGTACTCATGGTTTCGGATTATCTGCTTTTACTTTAGCTACTGCATCGACCCATGTAGTAGTTCCATTCTTTTTGTCCCAATACTGCATATCCAATTGATCAGCAATAGACGGATAAGCTGCTGCTCTATCTGACTGATACTTAACAGCCGCCGCCGCAGTGTTTAATTCTGTTCGAGCAGTATCTATTTTTGATTGCTCTAAATCAACGGAATTACCATCCTTATCAAAAGCACCCATGTCATCATGGATCCTCTTTACATTCGGATAAGCCTTCCTGATTGCGTCGTGATCTAAATTCATGCAGTCACCTCCATAAGCGTAAGGGATGATGTAGTTCTTGGCCTGTAAGTTTCGTTTGAAGTATCTTCAGTTCTGTTCAAGTACATTGTTTCATTTCCACCTCCTCCCCAGCCTCCGCCTATTCGGATTCGGTAAGTGATGGCAGAAGTAGTACTCGGTGAGTCTAAATAATTGATAACTAAATTTTCAGGTCTTTGGTTATTACCAGTTGAACCACTGGGACCAAATCTACCCCTATTCCCGTCTGATGGACCTCTATAACCATCTATTATCGTTGAATTTCTAACTAAAATTGCTCCTACTTGTTCTGTTGAGTTAACTCCTACATTTAAAGACGCTATACATAAGATTTTATTACTTGTCGATTGAGGCGTTATCGCTAACGTCATAACGTCGCCAGTATATTCAGCACTAGCAACAGACTCAGAAAACTTGGCAGAAGAAGCAGTACTAACAACCTGAATAATAACTCCTGGTGCTGCTGGAAGTTTTATAACTTTATCGCTACCACTTGAGGCTGGTCCCTCAAAAGCAACCGATCCACCTCCTGATGCAGCATTTAACTTAATCTTTGACATCTAGGCGGCCTCCAATGCTGCTACTTTAGTTTCTAATGTCTCTATTTTAGTAATTGCTTCTTGTAATGCAGCAGTAAGAATCGGTGTCAATTTTCCATAATCCATGCTCTGTGGATCTATTTTCCCATCAGGCTCAACAGCGTCTTTCTCTCCTTTTATTACCCAAGGGAACCCAGCCTCGGCAACTTCGTGAGCAAAGAAACCATCAACGACCTTTCCAGGCTCAAGTTTAAATTCAAATTTACATGGATTTAATTTTTTTAGCTGAGTAATTGCATCTGTATAAGCCGTTTGATTTTGCTTCAATCTGTAATCTGAACCTGTATTAAATGTTGTTGTTCCATTGCTTTCGCTGTAAATATTTCCTGTGTTTGATCCTTGCCGTCTAAACCTAATAAAATAATCAGCACTTGCGAAGGTGTTCCAATAGGAACTAGAAGATTGACTAATTCTGACGCCTTCATCCTGCCTGAAAACATACGAAGATGTTCCACTAGAATCGCTAATATCTCCAGCATCATCTGTTGTATTAACCAAAAAATTTCCGTTGCTACTAAACCTTCCTCTTTCTGACCCATCCGTTGAAAATTGGATTGTATTAGCCGAATAGAAAACACCACTATTTGCATCAGAACCCCGAACAGATGGACTTCCAGCAGAACCATCAATTGATGCTATTCCCGATGAACCATCAAGAGTTAATGCCATATCAAACGATTGTCCAAGAAGACGTTGAAGGTATTGTAACCGTTACTCCTGAGTTTATCACTATCGGACCGAAACTACCTGCGCCCCTTGAAGCAGTTATCGAATAATCATGAGTCACTGTCAATTGGTTCTCCCAAAACACAGCATTTAATCCGTTATTTCCTCCAGTACTTCCAGCTCCACTACCAACATTCAACCAAGTTCCATTTTTATATGCTTCTACTTCGTGATCGGTGCTGTTATAACGTATATCGCCATTAGTAGGAGAACCAGGTCTTTGTGCTGTTGTTCCTGCTGGCAACTGGATCGAACCAGTTGAATTAAATATAACTTCGCCTGTAAATGTAGCTCCAGCTAATAACGCAAGACCTAAATTTGCTGTATTACTAGATCCAATTTCTATCCATCCGTTATTACTTCCATTCCTCATCTTGAGGAGGTTATTGCTTGTATCCAACCAAAGCATATAAGCAACGGTTGTTGATGGAGCAGACGAACCAGAGTTAAGTGTTTGAATTGCGCCTAAAGCGTCATTTATATCGCTACGGACTGCACTTCCAGAACCATTGGCGATTACATAATCGTGCTGTGAAATTTTTCTACCTCCAATTCATCAGTAGTTTAAGCCCCTCTGCCATATCCTACCGCAGTCCAACTAAAATTCTTGTTAATCGCTGACCCTCCTGAGTTACGGATAGTCAAAGTAAATTGAGAACCTGTAACTGTCCCCATGTCTATATAATCACCACTTGCTAAACCAAAAACATTAACAGAAACACTTGGTAAATATGCTGTAGTACTTCCTCCTAACGCTGTTGTACCTGTCCAGAAAGGCTTAGAAAATGAAACTGTTTTAGCACCTGTACCACTAGCAGTTAATCCAGTACTTTGTTCATTTCTAACGTCTAACCTTGCCTCGTAACCCAACTGATCTATCAAGATATTTTCAGTTGTATCAGCACTTGTCAAATCTGTTTTGAACTGGAACGCCCTACCACTAAATGTTCCGTTCTTTAATGCAACCCATGATCCCCAAGAAGGCGAACCACTAGGATCATCATCCGTCGCACGAACAGATAAGGAAGCATTAACATCATCAATCACAGCACCGTCCCAATCGGATCTTGCATCTACATCAGGCCATACATCTATTAGATCACTAGGTCTTACTCCCCTGGTTACGAAATATCTTTGAAGATCTAAAGCAAAAACACCTTCTAAATCTAGAGTTGAAGCAAATTGGTACGAACCAGAACTATTAATTGCCCCACCACTTGAAGTTAGTTGAAGGGCATCAAGATCCGAATCGTATTCTGTATTAGTTTTACTACCCGTAAAAGGTGTAGGGCTGATTTGATCTTCTCTTTGGTTCTTAACCAATAAAGTATCTGCTTTCTGCGAAGGGGATTGAAGAACAAAACTTGCTGCATTTGTACTAAAATTACCTGTTGAATCAGCAAACTTAACAAGTGTCTCTCCTGCTAACTTTGGAATAATTACTTCTGTAGAAGTTCCAGCAATAGAATCAATAAGATCAACCGAGTTATTCCAGTTACCACTTCCATCAGTCAAGCTTGAGTGTCTGATATGAACCTTCCCTCCGACTTTTACATCAAGATCGGTAGCAGCATCCCATCGAAGTCTTGCTGAGTTAGAACTAATATCTTCAAATGTAAGGTTAGAAATATCAGATGGAGGTGCAGTCTTGCCTAATAAAGTAAAAGTGTTGGCTGCAAAAGGACTTGAAAAACCTAGATGATTTGTTGCCTGAATCTCTGTCTTTAATGTTCCTACTTTTAAGTTCTCTATTCTCAAAGAAGAAGAAGTTGTTGTCTCTTGAATCCAGTTATTATTATTTAATTGATAATTAACTTTATATAAACTTGTAGCGTCAGAAGAAGACCAATCAAGTTCAAATGCTGTTTTAATATTTTGTCCGTCTTGGTATAAATGTTCAACACCAGTAACGTTTGTGACCGCAGCAGGAATCGCACTTAAATTACTAATGTCAGGAATAGAAAGTTCTCTATCTCTATCGACAGCATCATAAATACTATCGTTATAAATAAGAGCAGTAACACCATACGATCCATCTCCACCTTCTGTGACACTTAAAACTCTAAATTTTTGATATTTAATATCATCTGTTTCTACCATCCATACTCCTTGAGCTTGGGGTGTTTCGGATAAAGCACTTGTTAGAGTTATTTCTTTTCCACTAATAGAAGTAACGTCTTTTTTCTCGATCAAACCAGAAGGAAGTAATACAGAACAAACAGGATTATTAGCTTGATCAACTGAATCTAAATCAGTTTCATTATCAACAGTAATCACAGTTGTTGATGCAGAAGAGATTCTGCCTCCCCGTCTTTTTCCACTCTTAACAGGATCAGCAATATCTATTACCATTCCAGGAGATAAAACAATTCCACTCTCTACCGAAACGCCAAAAGTAACGGTTTCAGTTAAATTTTGCTCGCTTAGAAGAAGCCATTCTCCGAATCTATGCGCTTGTCCTTGTGAATAACATCCAATAGCTTTCGTTGTTTTATTTATAACTCCATACCTGCTAATTCCATCAGCATCCTCTACATATTCGTGTTGAACTTCTCCTAATAAATCGTAATCTTGCCATGCAACTGTCGCTGTTGTATGTCTTGATTTTTGGGACGATCCACTGTAAGTAAATAAACCATCAATAACATTGGAAGGATTAAGAGAATACCTACTATCTGCTGGGCTATCTTGATTTAAAATAAACGAACCAGCTCCGTAATAACTCATACCTCTAAAGGCAGAGGAAAGTTCATTGATAGCATCAAACACTTCTGCCCTTGAGTTCATATGTAAATTCAAAGAAAACCTTGCTTCGTTTCCCCCTTTCCCATCGGGAATAAGCTCATTGCAATATTTTGAAACTGTATAGAAATCCCACTTATCTAACGATGCCTCTGGAATGGATGCCCCGTAACGGGTGTTCGTCATTAAATCCCATAACGCCCAAGCAGGGTCGGCACACCATTTAGCAGCTTGAAAAGACCCGTTCCAAATGCCTGAATAAGTAACACGTCCTGTATCCATGTCAACAGAAGCATTAGAAGGTAGAGAAATCTTTAATCCTTTAACTAAATATCTTCTTCTTGGAATACCATTGAAATTCCTAGAATCAAATCTTAAATAACATAAAGCTGAATTAGGGTATCTATATTTATCATCAATAATTTCTGTATAACTTGCCCAGTTTGTAACCGTCTGGTTTTTACTTGTCTGATTATCTGGTGAAACCCTTAATACCTTTATATCAACAGGAAATGCGCCTGTTAAATTGATTATATAATCACGTTGATAAGCATTACTACTTTTACCGTTAAAATACGGATTTCTAACCGTATTAAAGCCACCCCCATTGTATTGAACTTGAATCCTTAAATGAACAGAATTACCTACAATATCACCGTCGTCTTCTATCTTTTGTAAACTTGGTAAACTTAAAGTAATCCTAACTCTATCTGTTGTAGTGTCTGTTATTTGTCTTGTAATAGGAGTTGCATTTGTAACAGGAAGACCTACACTTATCTCTCTTTGACTTCCTATTGATCTACTAATGTAACTTTGTCCCTGAGTACCTGTTCTTGTATCAACAGAATAACCTTCAAAATTAGAACTTCCTCCATGACTGCTTTTAATAGGCGTTCCATCTAAGTAAATCCCTTCTTCTGTCCCGACAATCCCTTCAATTGGACCTTCTGATATTAAATCAATAACTTCTACTCGTTGAAAACTTTGAAGCGTATCATCTGCTTCTGTTGGAGTGTGAGATTTTCCACCACCGCCACCACCACCTTTTCCTCCTCCACCAGAGCCAACAATCTTCAATTTTGGATTAAGTTCAGTCATGCATCAAATGTATCAAGACCAGCACTTAAAACAGCACTCCCAACAAAACATTTTCCATAAACGATGGGAACTGGACCACCTTGGGATGTCGTTTGTTCAATGCCACTAAAAGAAAAGCTCTGTAACTTATTTGGCTCAGGTGGCTTTTTCGGAACAGGAGTCAACATATTTGCTATGCCTCCTAAAACAAGTCCAGCACCAATAGTTATAGCTGACTTAGCAAAAAAACCAGCACCAGCCCATCCTGTTACACCTTTAGCAAGAGAAAAGCCAACACCACCTGTTGCCATCCCAATACCAACTAACGCTATTCCACCTACGATTCGTCCGAAATTCCCTCCAGAACCAGCCAAAACAGGTGTTACATGAAAAACTTCTTTCTCACTCCAAGGGTATAAAAGATTTTCAATATTATCTTCTCCTACCTCTTCTTCCCCTAGTAAAACCTTATAAGCAATACCATCATTGCCACTATCAACGAACCATTTATCAAGTCCAACAAAATTTGCACATAAAGCTCTAATCGCTTCGGCAGCATTGAAAACATCTAATTCAAAGGTTCCTTGACCTCCTAATCGTTCCTTTAAAGCCCCGTAGACCTTAACGACTTTCATGCCTTAATACCTTTGCCGTCATCTTATGATAATAGCCTCCCCACTTATAAACATCACGACTCGATAAACGGTTGGTTACGTGGTGAAGAATTACATTCTCTCCTAAATAAATTGCTGCATGATTTGGAACGGGACTTTCTATATTCATCAAAATAATATCCCCATATTGAATATCTTCTAATTTGACCTCCCTCATTCCCTCTTTTTTAAAATTATCAAGGTAAAGATTCTCTCCTTTATGCCACCAATCATCTTGCCTATTATATTCACTCATTTCAATACCTAATTCACCTTTATACCAATCTTTCCAAAGCGTATAACAATCAACAATGCCATGCGCCCATTGACGACCTACATAAGGAAGCCTGAAGCCTGATGGCTCGTAATATCCCCATTTTTCAGTATTTGGATTAACAATAAACCAAGGTAAATTATTCCTTTCACAAGCAACTTTATCTGCCTCACTAGGATTTTGATTCGTTGTTGGATGACTATGAATTACTGCTATTATTTCTCCTTGTTTCTCACACTTTAAATAATCAGAAGGATCTAAAGAAAAATGTAATTCAGGTTCTTCTGCTTGATTTCTACAACGATAATACTTTTCTCTTCCTCTAACTATATTGACAAGTCCAACACTTTCTCTAGGACTCTCTTCCTTTGCATGAATCAAAGCCTGATCTTTTATTTCTTCACTTAGCTTCATCTTACTTTCCCAACACTAGGAAAAGAACCAAAAGGCAACTCACCATTTTGTCCAAAGCGAAGTTTACAACTCTTTACTGTTTTACCGCAACGATCAGAAGCAAGCGAACCCGTTGTATTATCATCCGCATCCCAGTAATTGCTTCCTGTATAACTACATTCAGAACTACGATAAGCCCATTGACAAACATTTGCTATTAACTGCCTCTTTGGAACAAATTGTCCTGCTAAATCAAATTTTGAAGTAAGTTCAAATTTAACTACATCTCTGTTCTCTGTGTCTTTTCTATCTATATACCAAATTTCAACAGGCCATTGAGCATTAGGATCTGCTGTCCCTTCTCCATCTAAATATCTCTTTAAAGTCCTTATTCTTCTAACTTCTGCTCCTGTTAAATCGTTATAAGGTGTGACAGCATTAACGTCGAGAATTAAGGCTGTAATCAATCCATCTGTATTGGCGACTGTAAGAGTAGGTCTAGGTAATGAGCCAGTAGAAGTTTGCTCAAACCCTTCTGCCTGTATTGCAAAACTACTGTATGTGTTTCCGTCCCAAACTATCCCCCCTGTTATTCCTTCGTTGCATCCATTATGCCAACGAGTAATATTGGAACTTCCATGTAAATTATTGTCGAGCCTTAATTCAAAAAGTTCGATAATTGCACTAGGAGCAAGAACAGAGAGATCTGCGTAAACACTACTAATTGCTTTCCATGTAACCGAACCATCAACTACCTCATTGCCAATATCTGTCGGCCAAGGGGGTTGAGATGAACCTGAAGTTCCAGCCGATACACATTTAAAAAACAGACCTGTAACTTGATCTGTAGCAGCTCTCCTTACATTTCCTAAAGAGTAAGCTGTTGAAGCTGCCCATGCTGCTACTGCCATAATTTAAGGCTCCGCTACTTCTTGAAAACTTGCTTGGATCGTAGCTCTATTTAAGTACGGAATTGATTTAGACCATGACTGACAGATGAATTTAGATGAACTACTTTCACCTGGAGGAGTCCACTCAAAAGATTCACTCCCTCCTCTTGCCTCTAAAAAAGTAGAAATTGTATCTGCATCTGTTTCACTAATGTTATTCCACGTAGGATTATAAAATTTTAAATCCTGATTTATTCCAAACACTGTTCTCATCGAATATCCATCACCGAACTGAACTTGTCTTACATTGGGACTGCTTGATTTTCGCAGTCCATAACTAGGAGTAATAGAAGGAAAAGTTGCCATGAATTAGCTAACTAATAAACCACCTGGTCTTTTTTGACGTACCAGTTCAGCTTGTATCGCTGCTGCTAACATATTACCTAATTCCCTTGACTGAGCTTCATCTCCTTCAACAGATGAACCAGAAGCATCAACATTAACAACAATATTTGCTCCTCCCATTGCATCGTTGGGAACAATATTACCGCTAGAACCTGGAACGAATAATTCTGGGCCTTTCTCTCCTACAACATAAGGTGATCCTCCTTTTACTGGGCCACCTGAAGCTCTTCTTCCAAACACTTCAGAGAAGAAACCACCTGCTCCTCCTGTCATCCCTATCAAAGCAGATTCAACACCATAATTTAATAACGCATTACTAATCTTTCTAAACACACTGGAAGCAACTTCTCCTAGTGACTTCGTTCCATCTATTGCAGCATTTATCCCTTCAACCAATCCATCTCTTATCGCTACTCCAGCTTCTTTAAAAACAGCATTTAATCTTTCTGTTGAATCTTTAGCTTTATCAGTTGCCTCAGAAACATTTTCTATTTGCTCTTTAATTTTTTTGAACGTATCTGGTCTGCCTTCTAATATTGCTTTTATAGCTGCTTCTTTTACTAATATTGAGTCTATCTCTTCTTTGCTTGCCTTACTCTGTATTAAAGACTCTTTTCTCCCTTCTGTCTCTTTTAAAAGAACCTGCAAAGATTTCGTGCCTTTATCAAATTTAACTTTTTCTTTTGCTATTTGTTCTGCTAAATCTTCTGAATAATCTTTTCGATATTGTGCTGCTAACTCAGCAATTTGTAACTCTTCTTTTCTTAGTTTTATTCTCTCGTTTTCTCCAACCAAAACATTATCAATAGCCGTCTGTGCAAGTTGTTTGTCAAATAAAGGTGTCGCCGTTTCAAGAATTTGTTTGTCAAGATCTTTACGAGATCTTGATCTCCTTTTGTTTGCTGAAGCACCGCCTACATGTTCATCTAAGGCGGCTCTTCTCCTTCTTAAATCAACAAGAGTTTGATCGTCAGAAGTTGCAGCAAAAGTCCTAATACGATCTTCTCTTGCTCCTTCTGAAACTTTGAAGATTTTATCAATAGCAAGTAATACACCTGCTAAAGCAGATTGAAGTCTAAGCATCCCTGACTGCATACCCATTGAAACTTCACGCCACTTGTCTCCAAAATCTCTTAGTCGTTGTACTCCTACTTCCCCTATCGTTCCTGTTAGCTGCTTAAGCATTGCGTCAAAAGCTGCTTGCTCTCCTTGTAATTGCTCGATTATTTTGATTCTTTGTCCTTCTGCTGTTCCAGCAAGACCCATTGCTTCCGTTAAAGCTCCTGTATCCTTTGTAAAACCTCCTAATGCTTTTCCTACTTCTGCTGTCTTAACAACAAAAGCATCAACAGCTTGACCTACTGCACTTAAAAGTATCTGCGCTCCAAACCCTGACTCTGGGCCAGCTTTAGCTTGAGCTGTGGCTCCAAGTGTTCCACCTAAGACTGATCCAATTCCACCTCCAAATAACACAGGAAAACCAGCTCCTAACATTAATCCCTCATTTAATCGTTGTCTTCTGTCTCTTCTGTTTTTCTTCATCTGCTGGAATCTTTTCCAACCACCCCTACTTACTCTTCTTCCTCTAAATTCAACACTATCTCTCTCTCTTTGAGCAGCCAAAGCCTCTGCATTACTTGTTCCAAACATATTACGTTGTTCTTCTACACTAAGATTGACATTTTCAACTCCTTGACGAAGAGTCTTTAATATCTGATCTCTTTTCTTTAATTCACCATTTACCTTTACTTCTTCTTGTAATAATTTTTTAACTGCTGCTGAATTTTCTAACGTATTAGCAGTTATTTCCTCTCCAAGTTTTAATTTAATATTTCCTAATTTGTCATCCAAATTAGAACCCCATCCTGCTCCTGCTGCTCCTGGCCCTGCTGGACTATCGTATTGAGTCCAAACTGGCCCTCCTTCTTGAAGGTTTTGATATATTTTCATCATTTGTGTTCTTTCTCTTGTTTCGTTTGTTATCGCTTTCTCTATTTCTAAAAGTTGTCTCGCAATGATTTCCATTCTGGAAAAATCACGTAACTCTGTGTTTCTCCATTCAGCTTGCTTTTTAGCTTGTTGAGTTTCTAAAGATTCTAATCTGGAAGGCCCACGCCTTGCTTGCATTACGTCTGGTCTGTCAAGTGCTTTATCCCAAAGATTTTTACCAACCTGCCCAGGACTAATAAGCCCCATCATCATTGCTCCTGCAACGCCCCAAACTTGTTTAATATGTCTTGCTACATTATTAAGTGCTACAGCAGCTTGTTTTTCAAACGCTACAAAAGCTTGAGCAGCTTGGATCGTTTGCATCAATCCACTCCAAGCTAAGTTAACTGACGTAATTCCTTCAATAAAATTGGCAGACCAACGTGCATTTGTAGATAAGTTCTCATTTAAAACTTTTCCAATGCCAGGTATTTTTTGAGTTAATTTTCCAAGTCTTTTGTCAACATCAAGGAACATCGGAGATATTTTCTTCAACCACTTATCTATATCTCTAAGACCCTTAATACTGACACCTGCTTTCGCTAAATTAGGAAGTTTTGCAAAGGTTTTTCCTAGATTAATTACAGCTTGAGTATCGAATTTGGCACGACTGACATAATTATTAAGATCTTTTAGGAAAGTCTGTTGATTCTTTAATCTTTTTTTCTCTGCTTTGTCTAATTCTTTTTCAGTTTTTAATGCTTCTCTTTTTGCTTTATTTGAAGCATTTAATCGTTCATTAATGCTATCAATAGCTTTATCAATTTTTTGATATTCATCACTACTTAGATCAACTAAGCTAAGTGCCTCTTCTAACTCGGCTCTATAAATACTTAAAGAAGCAATGTTATTATCAGGCTTCATATCTAATAAAGCTTGATTATTTAAAAAACCTTTTTTAGTACCTGTTGCATATAATTCTTTTTGCGCTCTTATTCTGTCTAATTGGGCAAGTCTAAGTTTTTGCTCTGCTCGTACCTGTCCTTGAATAGAATTAACGTAAATTTCCCCTCCTATTTTTGCATTGTTAGCGGCTGTAGCTAAAGCAGCAATTTGTCGTTTTAGAACTGCCTCACTATTAGCAAGTGCTTTATCACCTTCTGCTATTTTTTTAATAAAATCGCTAAACTCTTTCGCTTTATCAGCAAAATCTCCTGTTTTTCTTTTGTCAGGATCTAGTAGACTTGAAGTATTTTCTAAATCTTTAAGTAATTTACTTATTTTTGCTATACCTTTTGCACTTTGAGTTAATTTTTTTGGATCTAAAGGACTTTTTTGCTTACTTGAGTTTTTCGCAAGTTTTTCTGAAGACTTAGCAATTTGCCTAAATTCAGTTGCAACTCCTTTTAATGCTTTAGAAAGACCAGTAAAATTCTTATTTATCTTTTCAACATTTTTATTTACATTAGTAAGACCAACACCTAAATCTTTAATTGCCTTTCTTACCTGCCTATCCTTGGCAGTAAACTCAACAGGAACGTTATAGCCTCCAGCCACTCCTCTCGTACCAAACAATATCTTCTATCTTACCTTGTTTGCGTTCTACTAGCACTATTTCGTTGAACAGCATCTCTTTCTCTATCCATTTCATCATTCTGAATCTTAAAAAAAGCAGCCCAACCGATCATCTCTTCTCTTGTTAATTCCCTCGTTAACTCCCTAACGGTCTTACCTAATTCCTTTGCTAATGAAAATAAAAAGATCCATTCTTTATTCGCTTTTCAAGTCTTTTTCTACTTCTGCCACCTCCTTATCCGATCCAGATTCCAGCATTGCTAATTGAATTTCTTGTAACACAGCAGCTTCTACTTCTCTACGAAGAGTCGCTCTATCTCCATCAGCAAAAAGTCTTTTACCTTTTTCATCTAAGGCTTTCTGAATCATTAAAGACAAGGCAAAATCAGAAGCATCCTCTGTATTACCAGACTTTTTCTGGATAGATTCTCTTTCAGCAATTGTTAATGGATGCCAAAAAATAGTAAGAACAACTTCACCATCTTTCTTTACATCATGTTGATATAACTGGCTGACTCCAAATTTATTGGATAAGAGTTCAACGGCTCTCATAAAAAATTCCTTACTTTAATAGGATAATAATACTATATTAGGCGATTGCCGAAAACTGACAAGTGATGACACCTAGGCAATGTGATTCGTCCTGATTATCAACGACAATTCCAGGGCCAGATATATCGCTTACTCTTGGTGAGCAAGAATAAGTATCAACATAATCAGAAGCATTGACAGACGTTAAACCTGTAATGACTGACTCACTAACAGCAGCCAAAACAGATGTGCCTTTATTCTTTGGAACGTAAACTCTACACTGAACGAATCCTGAGTAAAAAGAGCTTGCAGCACCTTGAGCTTGCTGAGTAGCTTGCCCGAAATTAACTGTCATTACTATATATTTCACCGTTTTCCCTGGTCTTGTATAACCAACATTGTCATAAACCATCTTTACAGTTGGATCGACATCCTTTACTGCATCTGTAACTGCTTTTTCAAAAGCTGCCCTTGTTTTTACAAGTGTCATACGTCTGTCCCTAATATATCTATATTAGGACGTTTATCAGTAAAGATTCTATCTACTTTTTGCCTTAACCCTTCTGCAAATGTACCTGATCCATTAAAAATGTAAGCACCAACTTGAGAGTTCTTAGATTCTAAAGCTCTTCCTGTATATTCAGCCCTGTTTCCGATATAAATAGGTTGATTAAATTTGTATTTTGTCGGAACTTTAAATCTTGGAGCAATGTAAGATGGCGCACCCTCTCCCCCACTTCTTCTTGCTGCCCTTCTTGATTCTTTGATTTTTTTCCACGGCTCTTTAATGAATTGATCCTCTGGTGGCATCCTTGTCTTTGAAACTTGCCAACTAGAAGCAAAGAATCCACTATCGACAGGACTTACATCAACTAAATCACTAGCAACAGAATTAATAAATTGACTTAAATGAGCCTCAGATTGATCTTCCCAATCTTTTAGCATTGCTTTTTGTAAATCTTTATTGTTCTTAAATTCTTTTTTAGCCATTAGAACCTCACTAACAAAGTAAATAAATAAACTTGCCCACCTCTTTTTGTATCTATTTCAAGAATCTGAGCTACATGTGTTGATCCTGCATAACTTAATGTTACTTCGTCCCTAAAAGTAGGTTGATGATCTCCTATTAAATCAGGCGTGACATATAATTTTGCTTCTCTTAATTCTCTTCCTCCATCCTGCTCTGATTTAATAAATTCAATAGGAACATTTATATCAGCGTAAGTTGTCGTGACTTCTAATTGTTTCCCTGTTGCTACGTTATAACTTCCTTCTGTCTTTACAGCATAAGTAATCGTAGTATCTAAAGCTGTCCCAAGATCAGATACAACCTGCTTGGCAATTGCTTTAAATGCTGTGTCTAATGCTGTAAAG